TCCACAAAGCTATTTAACGACCCAAGTGAATACATGGTATTGAACGATGCACCTGTAAGTGAAATAGGAGAATAAAACGTAGATGCAATCAATTCCAATGTGCAGTTGGCAGACGAGTAAATATTCAATGTCTGCGGCAAAATTTGACCACGATCAATTTCACCAATAATGTAATTGCCGCCCGATGATGGAGGCGTAATCATTGGGGTATTGTTGGTTACGTTGTCCACAACTGTAAGCGAATTTGTTGTATTAGCGGTAATGCGGCCAATAGCACCCTGACCATAAGCATAAACTGGTGTACCTGTTACCGAACCAGTTGTAATGGTAGATGCAGTATAGGTAAACGTATTTGCGCCTGTAACCGTGATTTGAAACGTTCCATTGACCGTCGTGTTACCCGTGGCTCCAGAAATCGTCAAATAGCGACCTGTGGTAAGGTAATTTGGGTTAGCCGTTGTCGTAACAGTTGCAGTTGTACCCGTTACCGTAATGCTAGTGATAGCCGCTGTTGTGCCGCGACAAAAAACATATTTACCAACCCACTGGCCGGCGGTCCAATTTGCGGCAGTGGAAATAATTGTATTAGTTGCATTTTGAGAAACAAACAGAATGTTTGATCCGCCTAACGGTAAAGTTCCATTAGCCCCTGAATAAACCGAATCAACACCATATTCCAGCGTACCCATTGCACGGTAGCGAATGGAAAGAAGCGGATAGCGAACAGTGTTGGTAGCAACAGTACGGGCTGGCGTATTAGCCGCCATGCCGTAGCCATAAGTAAAGCCGCGTTGAGCATCAATCTTGCCTTTAGCAAGAACCGACACACCATAATGGTACATTGAACCAGCAGTAGACGTGCCTACGTTACGCAATTCATAACGGACAGGAATGTTACCTGTACGAGACCAAGGTGTTACTTGGCTAATTTTATTACCAATACCCTGCTGATGAAGAATGTATGGTTCGCCACCGACAACAACACCCCAACGGAGCAAGCCAGCACCATACCAAGCAAATTCAATCCAAATCATTTGGATTAAATTCCAGTTAATTGTTGATTTGATACCTTGCGGGTCTGACCAGTTTTCATAAGAAATACGGGTATCAACTGGGCCACCTGTTCCAACATCAGAACGGTAAACTACGCCCATGCCTGATGGATTGGTAACAGTTGGATCACCTTGTTCAAAAAAAATACCGTTGCCATCATCAAAGAAACCAACGCGCTGACGTTGATTGATATATGCCGCACCAAATTGAAAACCGGAAGACATATAAATAGTCTTACCCGGCTGATAGCGGATGTACGGACGTGTTTGACGAATAGCTAAATCGCCTGATGCCGTTGTAACCGACATTAAAACGCCGCCAGAAGACGAAACTTGCTGGATTGTAGCGCCGCCAACAATATAGTTTTCCCAACGCATTGGTTGCAAACCATATTCAAAGTCAGCTTCAAACAGATTTTGTGCTTCAGATACTTCCAGCTTACCAAGATTATCACGCAACCGTGCAGGCGCGGAGGTAATGATGGACTGATCTGCGGTAAGAACTGGCTCTAAACTCAATCCAGACATAATTAACTCCGATTAGTAAGGTGCAACGCCAAATTGAGTAAATACCGTGCTAACCGACCCAGTTCCTGCTGTAATTGTTACTTTAGCATAGGCTGGGGAATACTGATAGCTTGATTGAATAGTCGTGCTTGCATTAACGCCAGCCGTATCATTGGTATTAAGCCAAGCAACAGAATATGGATTAACCGGATTTGTCGGGCTGCTAGGGTCTTGCAGCGTTTGCTGAATTGAATACGTCACCGTACCAGAAACAGTCGCTTGAATAGCCGTTTGCGATAAAGCATAATCATCAAATCGTACCCAAGACGACGATGCTACGTTGTTTGTTCCAACCGTAATCGCCGCAGCAGCATTACTTGCAAGCGCAATAGACGTTACAGTTTTAAAATCCAAATTGGTATAAAATGCAGTAGCATTTAATCCTGAAATAACTTCAGTTTGAGGCATATTGCTGGCATTTGTGCCAACAATCGTAAACGTATTGGCTGACTCGTTACCCGTTGGCGTAATAAGTACCCGACGAGCCGTATCAAGCGTTGCAACGCCGCCAGAAGCTAACGCGCCGTTGATTGTAAAACCCGCAGCAGCCGTTGGGGTCTGCGTAAGGCAAATATTGTTAGCCGATGCTGTTGCTAAAGGACCAACTGTTACGGTTACAGGACGCATATTACTTACCCTTCTTCCTTGCCGCCGCAGCGTTATCAATTAAATTCGGCCAAGGTCTACCCGCAGCCCTCGCACTAGCTTTAGCACTTTGCAGCTTTTTATGCGACAAATGTTTTATGTGGTGGTCTTTGGGCAGCTTAGTTTCCCAAAATGGTTTATCAGTCACTGGAAAGCCTTATACAAATCTAATCCACTATGGACTTTAACATAATCCGCAGCTTCTTGCTTGTTTTTTGACGCCAAAAGATAAATTCTAGCATATTCCAATAAATCTGGGTCATCTCTAAAATGGCCCAAACCTCTATTGCATTTATCACATAACATACCGCGAATTTCATTTGTTACATGATCATGGTCAACAACAAGTTTATCTTGCTCACCACAAATAGTGCATTCAATAGTTGATGAAATAAGAAATTTTAATTCTTGATCTGACATCATGTCGCGATATTTACCACGGCGTATTTCAGACCTATAAGAATTACGGCAATCCCTGCACCAACTATCTAATCCATTACGTTTTTTGTTGTGAAGCGGGAAAAACTTAGACGTTTCTGGCTTTTCACATTTACAACGAGTACACGTTAGCATTTTACGCCCCATTTTTTTAAAGCAAGATTAATCCTGCTATTGGGGTCATGAGCAGTCTTGGGGGACGTTAACTTCTCTTTCATCCCGCACATTCTTGCCCTAAAATTGTCATGACGAGGATTATCTTTATCCTTCGTCGGCGCCTTGAGGTTGTGGCCTTCTGCTCGTGCAGAAGCGCGTCCCTTGGCGTTTAACCCGCCAGACGGTGATTTACCTTCAGAACGTGTCCATGCTGCGGTCATACTGCACCCATGAGAAAAGTGAGGGGGCTTTTTACACCCCCTCGCTTATATTAATCGTGTTCAGGCTCGTAGGACTTGTGAGCCTTTGGCTCAGTCCCGCGATTTGCCGTGGAGAGTGGGTGCATATTAGCGCCGACTTCGCCACCAGCTTTACGTGCCTTACGATCTGCGCGATGCTTGGCATGTTCGCCGTGCATTGCGTGTTCTGGGTGAACGTGACCACCGCGCTTACGCTTTGCGCGATGTTCAGCCTTTGGATGCTCGTGATGATGCTCTTTGTGCATCATGTTGAGGTGATGGACCTTACCACCATGCTTACGCTTGGTGCGGCCACCATGCTTACGCTCTTCCGCTTCATGCGCCGTTGGCGACGAACCACCAGCGTATGCATCGTGAACGGCTTCGTCGGCATACTTTTCGCCGTGCGTACCGTCTTGATCAGACTTGCCCTTATGTGCCTTCATGGCCTAATTCCTTAGAAATTGTAGTACTGGGTTAACCCAAACAGACCCGTAGTATATGGGACTGCGTAGGCTTGTGGCGACTGACGAATAATCAGCTTATTTGCTCCGCTGCTTGAAGTAGCGGCGAAGGTTCCACGAACGTCCGCTGTCGTAGCCGATGGAGTGGTACGGTCAGCAGGAAGATAGTTCGTTGCGGCGGTAATCAGAGTCGTAGCAACCAAAGAGGCTGCGTTGTTAACAATGATATCACCGAACGTATCCGAACGCAGTGGAAGACCAAACACGTCAGCAGTACCGACCGAATAAGCATGGGTCGTATCAGCCGTGCCGCCCGAAAGCACCACAGACTTGATATACTTGAACGCCTTCCTGCCATTAACCGTGCTACCAGCCGTAATCGTAATAGCTTCCGACATTGGATATCCGTAGATATCGTAGCCGTTAACCGTTGCGGTTGCGTATGTAGCACTTGCTGCTGCCGTAATGCTTACTGCGCGGCCAAGTAGAGCCTGTGGACTCCAGTTGCCTTGGCTTGGCGTCTGAGCATTGTTTGGCACGGCGCACTGCTGCACGTTCTGGTAAGCTAAAGTAATTGTACCAGATGTTACAGTCAGGTTGCCGGAAAGCTGGTAAGTACCCGTGGTTCCCTGAGAAACTGAGGAATAAGTACCAGTTGTCGTTAGCTGAGAAACGACCTGCGACCCAGCTACCGTTCCTTGAGAAACAGTACCAGAAGCCGTCAACAACACCATACCGGGGCCAATTGGCATCTGGTTAGTAGAAGTTGTGATCGTCAATACGCCATTGGTAACCGAACCCGTAACCGATGCATAAGCATCAAGTGCAAGAACGGTATCAGTAGCGCCAGTATCCGACCGCACGAAGTTCGTGTTGTTGTAGTACACGCCCGTCGTTGAGGAACTAGAAGTAACCAAAGAGAGCGTTGCGCTTGTAGGATTAGCCGAGGCAACAATTGCCGCCGAAGCTGCCGTATAAGGCACTGCACTCAAAGTAGTAATATTGTCTACGCCCAACCAGCCATAATCAACCGCAGCCTGTGCTTCGCCGGGGAGGAATGTGAATGGTTGGCGTGGATCAAGAATGCCCGTCCCTGCATAAAACAGGGACGAACCACCGATGTCTGGGTTGTAGTCCGAAGGTTGCGTTGGGTTTTGCCCAAACACAATCACTGGACCGGAGAATGCAGTATTAGCCATGTTGCCTTCTCCTTACGAGGTTGGGAACGAGCCGTAGATCGCGCGCCAGTTGTAGTAACCAAACGAGTAACGCTCATAGCCCTTGACCAGCAAGTTGTCAGTGACAAAATCGACTTGCATGTCCGTCTCAAACTTAATGCGTTCCATATACGCCAAGCCATCAATGTTGGTGAGGAGGAACCAAGCGTAAGCCGAAGTCAAGAAGTCGTTGACCATATAGCCTTCGCTGAGACCGCCCGCAGTCATCATGATCGCGTTGACGTCGTTGTCCGCAGTACCCGGACGCAATTCGGTCTTTGTAAGACGGATTGCAACTGGCTCCAACTGTGGAGGAACGATGAGTTTGCGGCCACGAGCAAAGATTTTCAGACCAGCCTGATCTTTGAAGTTCGTGCGGACTGCAATCATTGCATTCAGCAAGGTAGCTTCGTTAAGGTCAACCTGAGTCGTAGGCGTGTTAGCAACCGTGCCGCCGTCAATAGGATGCGCCGTGGAGCAGAGTGCTACACCGTCACCGCCAACTGCTGCGTTGTACGTCGTTGCCGTGTTGAGGATGTTCGCGCCATAAATTTCCTTAGTCTGCTGGAAAGATTCCACGAGGCCAAGGTTGGATGGCATGAACTGGGTCTTGTAGAGGTTGTCGTCAATAGCCTTACGGGTAATTGCGTAACCGAGTGCAATTTCCGTATGCTCTTGGTTCCAGACGAAGCGTTCGCCAGCGTTAGAATCAAAAGCGGTCTGGCCGCCTTCAGTCTTAAGCTGTGCGAGGCCAAGGTAACGCATTTCTGCCGTGCGTTCCAAAGCCATTTTGGATTCATGCTTCGTGAAGATTTTGTCGTACTGAGATGAAATCATCTCGTACTTGCCTTCTACCCCGCGTAGGCCGGGAAGGAGAAGGTCACGGATCTGTGAGAGATTAACAGCCATAGTACCTTACTCCTTAGCTGATGCCAGTTGGGCCAGCGCCGTTGCTGCGTAGCCATTCGTTGTTGAAGCCAACAATGACGTTGCAGTACTGCGAGGTTGGGTCGCCGCCGTTTTGAACACCAACTTGGTAATCAATGACGACGAATGGGAAGGTTGCAGTCGTCGCGAGCGACGAAAGATATGCACCTGAACGGCCCGTTGACGTGTTACCCGAACCAATGGAGAACTGAGCATATTGGCCCTGAACGCCAGAAGTCTGCGTAGCAAGCGTACCCGTGATTGGGAACGAAGTCGTGCTGGTCTGAACGATGAAACGCGATGCTGGATCATCAATGACGTAAGCTTCTACGTCACCCGTCGCACCCGAACCGGGCCAATATGGGGACCAAACAACGCGACCGAGGGACGTGTTGAGATAACGGCAGCCGACAAAAATACCTGCGAGGGTCGTTGAGCCGGGCGAAGCCTGAACGATGTAACCGTTGGCGCTGCTTACCGCTGGCATTACTGGGTCGCCAGTGTAGATAGCACCTGAACTTGACGCAATACGGCGTACGGATTGAGCGAACGTAGGCGCACCACCCGCACCACCCTGATACTGCGTAAAGCCAAAATACGCTTGCGTATTAGCCATAGCA